CCGCCCGCCAGTTTCATGGAAAGCTGGAGCCGCTTGGTCATGCGCTCCGAGGCCTTGGCAACGGTGTTTTCCACATCCCTGAGCGGCGCGGTGATCTTGTCACCCATGCGCACAAATACAGAAAGATCGATGTCGGGGATCATGGAAATGGATGCTCCGCGTTTATGCGGGCCTCACGTTCTACCCGCACATATTCAAGGCCGTCCCGGAAATATTCCAGGAGCTCCTCGACTGGCATCTCCTCGCATTCCGAGGGTTGCCAGCCGAATTTTCGTGACATGAAAAGGACAACGGGGCGCAGCCTTACGGGGTCATACCCTCCGCATTTGGCATACACTTTCCCACCCAGTCACTCAGCGCGGTGAAGTCCACCGGGTCCAGCTCATCGACCACCTTTGTGGACACCTCGGCCAGATCGGCGATCATGGCCGTGGCCTTGTCGAGATCGTCCTTGTGCTTTTGCTGTTTCTTCATGTCGCGCATCTTGGGGCGGCGCAGGGAAAACACGGTGTATTCCTCGCCATCAACGGTGACAGGATATTGCAGCTCAATGGTTTCGCGGCTCATGGTCTATGCCCTCCTTACCGGCCAATGTTGCGTTTATGCTCTTCGAGCTTGTTCTTGCCGTCCGGGCCGCGCCAAACCATGTTGATCGGGTCATACTCGATCAGGAGTTGGCCATCGCGCTCGCGCTTGTAGTAACGCAGAGACATGCCCAGCTTGAGCGGCACGCCCTCGCCATCCTTCCACTCACCCTCATCAAGCGTCTCGATAAAGCCGGTCATTTTGATGGTGTGGGCATGGGTGGTGCCATCATCATCCTCCGCCGAGCCCTTGGAGGTGAATGGGATGATCGAGCCCTCTGTGATATCGATCAGCCCATAGAGATAGGGATCAAACCCCTCAAAGGTGATCTCCGAGGAAAGCGCATTGGCCATGCGGGCCATACACACCTTGATCGGCCCGACGCCAGCGGCGGAGAAATCCCGCGTGGCCACCTCGGGTTTCGGGACGGTGATCGCGGAGGCCAGGCCCGCAAAGCCATAGCCATCCACAAAGACGTTTTGATATTTCAGCAGATCGCGCATTGCTTGAGCCCTCCTTTAGGCGGCAATCGGCACAACCTCGGAGAGGTAGCCGTTGTTGATCATGGAACGGAAGGTGATGTGCTCGGCGGTCGGCGTTTCAACCCAGTCATAGTTGAAATAGACCTTGCCCGCTTCGAGCTCCTCGGGGGTGTTGAGGTCGGGATCGGGCCAGCAATTGAAGCCCACCAGCGCGCCCACCGAGATCATGCGACGGCCATAGGAATTGACGCCCTCGGTCACGTTCTCGAAATATTGCGCATCGGCGTTGCGGTCCACCGCCCAGAAATGCGCCTGCATGATGCTTTCGTTGATCATGTCGGCGATCCGGCGGCGCTTCACAAAGGCCCATTTGGGATCGGCGGAAAGCGTTCGGTTGCCCCAGATGCGATAACCATCCCGCTGGATGATCGTGCTTACCTCATTTTCGTTGAGGTAGTTGGCACGGGCATTGTGATCGCCCAGGGTGAAATCCACCGAGCGGGCGGTGCCCACGATCCCATCGATGAGGCGGTTGGAGGGCGAATGCCAGAACCCGCGCTCGGCGTCCGACTTGGACCAAACGCCCGCGATGCGGGCCGAGCTGGGGCGCACAACCTCGGTCGAGGTTTCCGTATCCCAGACGCGCACCCAGGGATCGACCAGGTAGATGCGATCCGAGCCAAAGTTGCCACGATAGGCCAGCGCGGCGGCGTCATTGGTGTTGGGGCCATCAGCGATGATCATGGCGCGCAGCCGCGTGGCGATGGACACCATCTCGGAAACCACGGCTTGCTCCTGAGTGAAGCCAGGGGCCACCAGAATGCGCGGAGCCAGGCCCAGCACGCTCTCGGCGGCGAGGAGCGCCTGGACGCCCTCATATTGGCCGCTGTCATCATCGATGCCGCCGATCACATTGGAGATCGTCTCGGCATCATCGGCTCCCTCGGCCACGCGGATCAGCACGATCATCGCGCCCGCCTGGTCAAAGATATCATCGATAGCGCCGGGCAAGGTGCCATCGGTGCCCAGGCCAGCGGCATCACCGCGCCGCCCGGCGATCAGCACGGGCGTGTTGAGCGGGAATTTGGCGGCATCGGCCTCGGGGGCGGTGCCCACCAGGCCAATGACCGAGGAGCGCACGGTGCGAATGGGGCGTGTTCCGGTGTCGATCTCGACAACCTCCACGCCGTGGAGAAACTGCTCAGGCATGGTTGCCTCCTGTCTGTTGAGCGTTTGCGGTTTGGATTTGGGTGATCGCGGCCTGCACCTCTTGGGCAAGTTGGGCGAATACGACGTCGATCTGGGTCTCAACCTGATCGAGCGGAACGGCCTCATCGGTTGCGGCCATGATGGCAGCGCGGCCTTTGGCGCGCAGGCCAGCGGCGACACCGACAAGTGCGAGGAACGCATCGGCTTTGGCGATGATGGTCGCGGCCAGCTCGGCCTCAGTGATGCCCGCGCCTTGCGCCTCGGCGGCGAGCATAGCTGTTTGGCCGGGTGTTGCCGTGCCCGCCTCAAAGGCCCGGGCCGCTTCCTCTTTGACCTTCCATGTGTCGCGTTCAGCCACGGTCGCACCGCCTGTGAGCATGACCAGATAGTCGGCATGCTCTGCATCGACGCGGGCCATAGCCATGTTGCGCAAATCCTCGCGCGGCACAGGCGCGATCTCGCCCCCTTGCGAGAGCCATTCATCAAATGCGGCACGATGACGATTACCCGGATCGTCCGGCACAACAATCGGTACACCGTCGATCACGGCTTCGATTGAGCCGCTTGGCAGATGTCTTGCACTTTCAACTTGCATCGGCTTTCCCTTCAAAGTTCGGCGTCAGAGGTGTAGTGAAACGCATAGGGACGCTGCACCCCGGCCATGATTGCCCCGATCCCGAAGCCGCTCTCGCCATTCCAAAACAGGGTTTGCACACCAACCTCCACACCGGCAGAAGTGTCGCGGACATAGCCAGAGTTACCCGTCACAGGCGAGTAGATCACAATGCTTGGATCGCGGCGCATGGCAGTTGGAAACTTGACCCGATAGTAGTCCGCATAAGGGGATGAGGAACTTACCCGTTGCGTGTATTCGGCCCCAGTCCCAATCGCCGTTCCGGGCGCAGTTTCTAGGTTGTAACTCTTTTGGAAATACCGCTGGCAAAGCGCCAACTCATCGCCAATGCTGCGCATTTCAAATGGGTCGGGATGGTCTGAGTAATCTCCCTCGACCAAGGATACGCGCGCCACATCAAAGGTGCCGGATTGCTGCCCGATCCCAGATGAGCGGGCAGCATGATCCGATCCGGCGTCATGCCACCAGCCGACATGCAGACAATCATTGCCGCCTGTGCCGATGGACTTGCCATCAATAGAAGGCACATCAATCACAAGATCATACCGCGCCCATTGGTTGGTCAGATTGACCGCTTGCGCGAAGAACGAATTGACGGGCGAAGGTGCGCCGCCTGTGCCGAAGTTCTGGCGGATATTGACGCCAATGGATTTGTTGCCATCGGCCTTGGCCCAGAAGGTCAGCGTGGCTTTTCGGCCCGCGAGTGATCCCACGCCCTCAATGCGTTGGTGTGTGCCGACATAGTTGGCATTACCCGCAACCGAGTTGATAACGGTGCGCTCGAAATAGCGCGGATTACCGGGCACGTCTGTTTGCCCCACCGCAAAGGCTTCACGCGATACCGTCTTGGTACTGCCATAGTTGGTATTGGCCCAGCGATCCGCCCCGCCATAACCCGCGAAAGTGAACACCGTGCCCCGCTGCCAGATGTCATAGCCGCCATTGATGAGGTAGTTGCGCGGCGCAGGGCGCAGATTGCGGATGTATTGGATCAGAGTGACAAAGCCATCCGCTTCAAGCTCAGCTTGGCTCACGCCGGAAACCACTAGCCCGCCGTCGGTCGGATTGACCATGATAACTCCATCGCGGGAGCGTGCGATCCCATGCGCAGGCACATTCGCACCATCCGCGACTACGTTTGCAGCGCTTTCCAGCGACCCAATCTTGTTCAGAACGGTGGCCGAGAAATTCGGATCATCGCCAAGCGCCGCCGCCAACTCATTGAGCGTGTCCATCGCGCCAGGCGCACCGCTTGTCAGATCGGTGAGCGTCTGTTGCAACGCCTCGATCTGGGTTTTGAGCCATGCCGTGCGGTTGGCAAGCGCCTGGTGGGGCACGTTTGTGATGCCCTGGCCCTGGGCCAGATTGGGAGGGCCACCGACAACGGGATCGGTTTGCTCGATCTGGTAAATCTCGGCATCCCAAAGGGCTTGCTCTTGCAATCCTGCCATCATGCTACTCCATGCGTGAATTGCCCGTCATGGGTGATGCGGGCGTTGTAGGTGTTGAGCGCCTCGGTGAAATCCAGTGCCTTGAGATGGCAATGGGCCGGGGCCACATCCCCGAGAATGCGGCGCACCTGGGCGGCTTGCTCGATGGTGATCGGGCGCGCGAGGATCACTCGATATTCGGCCCAATGATCCGGCGCGGCGTAGGTGATTGTGCCATCGTGCTGATAGGCGGCATCATGAAATTCCCACCCAAAGCGCTCAACAATGCGGGCGGTGCCATAGCCCGCCGCAGCGAGCGCGCGCTCCACCGATGCCAAGCTCCCCTTGTCACGATGGACCGAAATGGATGCGGCGATCACGTTGCGCTTTTGATCTTCGGACCAGCCCTCATCCCACTCATCCACAGAAAGCGCCCAGGCCAGCCAGGGCAAAAGGTGTTCCGGGCATTTCTGAGGGTCCCAAAGCGTGTGGATCACATCGCCGAGCCCCGCTTCGCGCTCTGCCATAACGATCTCAAGATCACGGCGCAGCGGAGCCGGAGCGATGGGTGGCAAAAGAGACCGGAGATCAGACATTGCGTCCTCCAATCGTCACCGAGATATCCACCTCGGGATCACACCACGCAGCCTCGCGTGGCCCCACGATCAGATCGGAGGCGAACCCGCCCAGATCGACATTCTGCACCCCCTCTTGATAGAGCGCGGCATTGAGGCCAGCGATCACCACATCATGTCCAAGCTGGTGGCGGCGCGTCACAAAGGATTTGAGCGTCTCAGTCGCAGCCTCCAGGACTGGCTCCGCGCCTGGCCCCTCATAAAGCGTCAGAGTTGCGGCGATGGTGTAGGGGGTGATGCTCGCGGCCTCGATGATCAAGGCGGCATTCAAGGGCTTGCGCGCGGTGAGCTCCTCATCGACGCGCGCCAGGAGAGCCGCATCCGGGGTGCCGTTGCCTTCTGTGGAAAGCACGGTGATCCGAACCTCGCCGGGGGTTTCGGTTTGGGATACGCCGATATCCTTGACCAGCGGAGAGGCCGAAAGCCCCCAAAACACATAGGCTCCGCGCGTGCCGTTGGTAGTGAAGCCTTCGGGCGCGAGCTGGGTGCGCTTGCGCAACCGCTCATCGGTTTCCCAAATCTCGGGGATCGGCGGGGTGGCAGTGGCATCGGCCTCCTGCACGATCTGGCGGGCTACGCCATAGAAGGCGGCAAGGTGATCGAGCGCGGGGCCGGTCGCAAAGGCCAGCATATTGCCTAGGCCTGCATCCTGCACATCCTGGCGCACCACCAGCTCGCGCCAGCTATCCTCCTGGAGGAGCTGCACAAGCCCCTCGCTTTCGAGATCAAGTGCCGCTTTGACGCTGGCTAGATATTCGGCATCATCGCGGGCCTCCGCCAGTTCGATGAACCGGGCTTTGCGCGCGGCGAACACCTCCCCAAAGGGCAGTTGCGGGATCACCTGGGGCGTGCCCGCCTTGTCAAGGCTGATCGCGGTGAAGCTCATAGCACGATCCCCTCAAGCGTGATTTCCCGGCCCTCGGGCAGGTATTGGCCCTCAAGCGTGATCGTGATCCGGCCCTCCTCCAGCTCCTCTGGCAAAGCCTCGGCCTGCACACGAGTGACGCGCAAGCGCGGCTCCCATTTGCGCAGCGCATCGGCGGTGGCCGCATAAATCTGGGCCAGCACAAGGCCGGTGAGATTTTGATCGATCAGCTCGAAAAGCCCCGAGCCATAATCGCGGCGCATGACGCGCGAGCCGATGGGCGTGATTAAGATATCGCGCACCGATTGCCGCAAGTGATCAAGCCCGGAAATGTTACGCCCGGTGGTCATGTTAAGGCCGGTGAAGCTCATTCCGGCTCTCCCGTTTTCGCAGGACCGGGCGTCACGTCTTTGTGCTTGTGTTCATCCCCTACGTTGGTGCCGTTGTGGGTCAGCTCACCACCTTCCACCTTGACGAGGCCTTGAATGGTCACGGTTCCGCCGGAAATGATGTTGATATCGCCGGTGGCGTTGATGGTGAGCGTGCCGGTAGCCCGGTTGTGCTCGACGAACGAGCCGTTGCCGTAATCGGTGCGGTGAATGTCGGGCGAGTTGCCGTTGGCGGCATGAGCATCGGTGAAGGCCGCGCCCATGATCACGCCATTGGTGGGATTGCCGCTGGGGGAAAACACCACCACTTGCTCGCCATCCTCGTAGGGATGCCACACCCGGTCATTGCCCGCGCGCGCAGTCATCATCGGAAGCCAGCCCGAGGGTGCGCCATCGATCATGACCTTGGCGAGGCCCTTGGGGTAATCGGTATCGCAAATCTTGCCGAGGCGGATCATGCCGCCAAGCTGGCGATCCAATTGCTGTAGGTTAAATGGCGTCTCGCTCATATCGTCTCACCCCGATTGATTACGGGTGCACCCAGTGCGGGGGTATTGGGCACGCGGCGCAGCATCGTGCCCTCAACATTGAAGCGCAGGGCGGAAACAACTTGCGTATCGCGCACGGTGTCGCGCCACTCGGCCAAGATCGCGCGGGCAGTTTCGCTCAAAGCATCGATC